CGCAACCGCATCGGGCTCGAGTGGATCGGCCGCGAGCAGAATGACGAGTGCGATCGACTCTCGAAGGGAGTTCTAAAAGAGCGCGGGATTCGACTTCGGATCCAACCTGGGGGCGCCGGCTCGTGGGCTGGATCTCGAGCGCGCGAGCGAAAGTCGCCGTTTCCCTCGACGATCGAGGCGGCGATCGCGGAAGGGTACACGATGCGACACGATAACGTACAGTGTCGCGCGTGTCCCGCGATGATCGACTTCTGGACGACGCCGAACGACAAGAAAATCCCGGTCGATCATGGGACGTTCACGCCGCATTGGATCTCGTGTCCCGGCGCCGCGGCATTTCGGAGATCGTGATGGAGATCAAGGTCGACATCGACATTTCGACCGTCGTGAAGCTCACGGCGAAAGTCCTTCGCAAACTTCCCTACATCCTGAACGACTCGGTCACTGAGACCGCGAAGCTCGTCGTCGCGGCCGAACAAGACGAACTGCGCCGCCTCTTCACGATCCGGAAAGAGTTCCTAACCGGCCGTTTTCGTGTGCTGCAGTATTCGCGCGTCTCGGATCTCACCGCGATCGTCGGGATCGACAATCGAGTGCAAGGCGCGCCGCTTTTGCTGGGATTTTTCGAATCAGGCGGCGAAAAAACTCCATCGGCCGGACCCGAGCTCGCGATCCCGCTCACCGGCGAAGCGGCGCGACCGATCTTCGCCTCGTCCGTCCCGACCGCGCTCCTGTACAAAAATTTGAAAATCGGAGTCAAGGTCCAAGGTCAAACCGCGATTTTCCCAGGTCTGCAAAACACCTATCTCGTCGAAGGCGTCGGCGTGTTTCAGCGAACCGGGAAAACTTCACAACTGATCTATTCGTTCAAACCTTCGGCGCCGTTGCATCCGCGGACTCACATGATCGAGCTCGCGAGCTCGGTGATCAATACCGTTTTCGCCGGCATTTTTAACCGGAACTTTGTCGACGAGATCCAGGGGAATCGATGAATGGCAAACACTCACGAACACAAGTGTCCGGACTGCGGGTTCGTTTGGCAGCACGGCGACGAATCCAACGGCGACGTCGCCGCTCATACTTGCGCGCGATGTGGCGGCGAGTCGTGGACGTGGTTACAGCGGCGAAGAAAACCCCGAACCGAAGGCGTGACCGTTCATTGTCGCGACTGCGGCGATCATCAAGTCGCTCGAATCATCGACGTTCCGAGGTCGGCATAATGGCCGAATCCGCTCGCACGTTCCCAAACACGATCGTCACCGCGTCCTGTATGGACTGCGATCGCGAGTTCACCGGATCGCTCGCCGTTCGGTTCATCGATGTCCCCGGCGGTCCAGGTCTCGAGGTCGTCGTCGTCGACCCAAAGCGAAATGAGGCGCATCCGATCGCGCGCGTCCCGGTCGCTCTCGTTCCGACCGTTTGTCCGACGCTCCCGTGGAATGTTCGAGGCTATTCGTCATGATCGAATCGAGGCGCGTGCACGCGTCTATCCCGTTGACTCCGCGGCCGTTGCTCCACTTCCCACTTACACCAGATGGTGACACGGGTTCGTCCCACTTGAGGCAAGGTACTACCCCCCAACGCCCCCGGTCGCGGGTGACGGCGACCTCGAAATTTCTACAGCGAGCAAATCGCCCGTCCAGCTTGCGTTTCGGCGGGTTCCCACTTCCCGGAGATGATCACGACATGCGACGCCGGCTGCTAAAGTTCCTGGCTTTTCTCGAGATCTATTGCGGCGTGTCGACCGCGCGGATCCGCGACTGGATCCGACGAGGAGCTCGGTGATGTGCTGCTATGAGGACACGTGCTCAAGATGCGGCGCCGACGAGCTCCCGGAGTGCGAGCTCTTCGAGAAGCTCGTCGGAAAACTTTGTCGGAAGTGCGCGCGCGAGTACGAGCAAAAACTGTTCGCGATCGCGCGAGCGTCGTTCAGTCCGAGGGGGACGACGTTCGGACTCATGGTCCTCCTCTACAAACTCGAAACGGAGGACACGGCAATGCAGCAACGGATGATCGCAGAAATCGCGTACAGCGCGTACGCGCGAACACTAGCAGAGACGATGGCAGTCATCGCATGGAGGGACCTCGTCGAATTGGACCGGCTGGCATGGGCCGCGGCGACGACGGCCGTCCGGAATCTGAATCTCGCGCAACCGCTCGCCGAAGCATTCGATCGACTCGGCGATGCGATCGGAGAGGACCTCACCATCAAACCGGGCGAAATGATCGAGGTCGCGATGATCAATCGCGCGATCGAGAAGCTCGAGAAGCTCCAGAGCGAACGAACGGCCGCGGCGTGAACTTTCCCCAGGCGGGGGATCCTCGGGATCCCCCGTCCATCGGGGCGGAAGGTGGGATAAAGTGGAATTGCCAAACTGGATTTTCAAAACAGAAAGCATGGTTCGACGCGATGGCTCGATCGACATGGTTTTCCGACTCCGACCCCTCGGCCGATTATGGCTCTACGCGCGCGCGCTCCTCGAGTTCGCGCGGACGAGCACGATCACGCTCACGATCGACCTCGGGGGATCGCGAGGGCGGCCGGCCGTCAAACACGCCGGCGAGCGAGTCGACCCAAGTCCCGATTACGTCCTCGATGACCGAGAAGTCGACGAACTCGTGAAACGCGTCCCGGCCGCAAAGCTCCCGTTTCTGATTCATCTCGCCCAGGCTCGACACTTGGCCGAGATGACGATGACCTCGGCGGAGCGAAGGACGCCGGCGTGACGAGGGCATTCTGGGGGGACCGATGGACGGGCGCTCGCCCGATGCAGCGGGCGTCGAATAGCGCGACGCGGTTCTCCCAGCATGCCCTCGAATAAAAAAAAGTCGAAGTCGCACAAATCCAAGTCGAACTCGCACAAAAAAGGCGCCCGGGTGAGTCCCCGGGTCCCGGTCTGGATCGGCAAGATCGAGGAGTGCGCGCACGAGCTCAACCTCGGCTCGCGGCGGATCCAGCAGCTCGCGAAGGAAGGACTCCCGCGGCCGGAGCGCGGCGTGTACGACATTATCGAGAGTTTCCGCTGGTACGTTCGGTACTTACAAAGGAAACTGATCGAGCGCGCGCAACCGGACGACGAGGACGGCGACGCCGGCGGGCCGGTGACCTCCGCGGCCGCGACGCGTCACAAGATGCTATCGATCGAGTCCGAGCTCAAGCAAATCGAGCTCGCCGAAAAACGCGAACAGCTCGTCTCGATCGAGAAAGTGAACAAGGATCTCGCGGCGATCGTCGTCGAGATCCGGACTCGGATCCTCGCGCTTCCCCCCAGGCTCGCGGCCGAAGTCCTCGGCGAGACCGATCTCGCGATCGCGCAAGTGAAAGTCGATCGATCGCTGAAAGGCGCCCTCGATGTCCTCAGTCAATACGACCCCGACGACGAGCCCCTCTCTAAAACTTCCTGAGTCGTTCCGACTCGCCGATGACCCGCGCGCGCTCCAGGTTTACCGCAGAGGGAGACAAGACGCGCTCGCGCTCTTCGCCCCCCCCGAGGACATCACGATCTCCGCATGGGCAGAGAAACACCGGGTCATGCCAAAGGGGACGACCGATCGACCGGGGCCGTTTCACGCGGAACGATTCCAGGTCGAAATGATGGACGTCATCCTCGACCCGAGCGTGCATGAAGTCGTGATCCGAAAGTCGACGCAAGTCGGATACTCCGACGCGATCCTGAACAACATCGTCGGTTATTTCATCGATATCGATCCGAAGCCGATCATGCTCGTACAACCGACGATCGAGAACGCGAAGGACTACGGGAAAAAGCGGATAACGCCGATGATCGAGGCGACCGCGACGCTCAAGATCAAGATCCGCGATCGCGTCTCGCGCAAGGCCGGCAATACCCTTTCGCTGAAAGAGTTTCCCGGTGGGTTTTTGAAACTCACCGGAGCGAACGCGGGATCCGGACTCCGATCGGATCCTGTCCCGATCGTTCTCTTCGACGAGATCGACGGCTATCCGCTGGACGTCGAGGGCGAGGGCGATCCGATCATGATCGGGACGCGCCGGACGGATGCGTTCGCAAATTACAAGATCGTGAAGGGCTCGACGCCGGCGAAACCGAAGGGCATCTCCTCGATCGAGAAAGCGTACGAGCGAAGCGACCAGCGATCGTTTTTTGTGCCGTGTCCCGAGTGCGCGGCCATGCAACCGCTCGTCTGGAGAGATCCGGACGAGGGCGACAACAAACCGCGGGACTATCGGCTCACGTACGCGATCGATCATGACGGGCAAGTGATCGCGAGCTCGGTGTTCTATGTTTGTGCACATTGCAAGGCTAAGATCCCGGAGTATCGGAAACAGTCGATGCTCGACGCGGGGATCTGGTTCCCGAAATTCCCAGGCCGGCCGGTCGTCGGCTTCTACATCAACGCGCTTTACTCCCCCTGGAGACAGAACTGGAAAGCTCTCGCCCAGGAGTGGCACGAGGCGAACGAAGAGAAAAATCCGGAGAAAATGAAAGCGTTCATCAACCTCCGACTTGGCGAGACGTGGGAAGAGGCCGGCGATTCGCTCGAGCCCCACACGCTCCGACATCGATGCGAGGAGTATCCCGCGGACGTTCCGAACGGCGTCGCGCTCCTCACAGCGTCAGTGGACGTCCAGGGCGATCGACTCGAAGTCGCCGTCAAGGGATGGGGCAAAGGCGAGGAGTCATGGCTGATCGCGTACCAGCAGTTCTTCGGGGACCCCGGTCAGGGCGATGTATGGAACGATGTCGACGAGTTTCTCCTCACCGAGTTCGAGCATGAGTCCGGCCGGAAGATGCGGATCCATTGCACGATGATCGACTCCGGCGGTCACAACTCCGACGACGTGTACCGCTTCGTGAAAGCTCGACAACGCCGGCGGATCTATGCCCTCAAGGGATCGAGCGAGGCGGCGAAAGAGATCCTTGGGAAGTTCTCGCTTAACAATTCGTATCGCGTGAAGCTTTACACGATCGGGACCGACACGGCGAAGGATCGGATCTTCGCGCGGATGAAGATTCCCGCTCCAGGGCCCGGATACATGCATCTCCCGCATTTCATCGACGACGAGTACCTCGAGCAGCTCACGTCCGAGAAGCGGGTCCGGCGAGTAAAAAAGGGCGGACAGTTCGTTCGCGAGTACATCAAGACGCGAGCTCGAAACGAGGCGCTCGATCTGGAGGTCTACACGCTCGCCGCGCTCTATGCGATCGGACAATGGCGCCTCAACAAACTCGGCGAGCTCGCCGAGGAGATGGCTCTGCCGCCCGGCGATGTGGTCAAACCGGAGGCGAAACCCCAGACAGAGGCACCCGCACGGCCGGCGATTCGGCACCAAACAGGGGGCTCGTCCTGGGTGAAAAACTGGTAATTCGATCATGGGATCACTTCGAGGAATGGCAAGCGGCCGCGAGGAAACGGGGCAAGGCACGCGATCTTAGTTATTGGGGGGGGGGT